GTCGCACATGACTCCACGTATTCGCGGCGTGAGTGCGGGTGGATTTGTCCCCGGGGTTTCTGCGAACGAAATCAACGATAATCGGCAAGTTCAAATGGAAATCCATAGCCAAGTGGACTTGGATGATGTACGGAGGAACATTGGCAACGCTCTGAATACTGCCGGAATGAACGCGGAGGGGATCTAATGCCGTACCCAACTCTAGCAACGCTCGACGGAACTGATCTGCCCCCGCAGTTTTCGTATAAGCCGTATGTTCCTCGTAAACGGAACTCGACGACGCCAACGGCAAACGCGGTAGTCGTGCAAGCGAGTAATCCTCAAATCGTTCACGGCGACGGGACTTTGGCGTTCACGATTGAAGCCTGTTATCCTTCCGAGTTTCAAACACTCTACGATCTCTACGACACAAGCACCTTGACTCTCTACACGTTTGAGGGATACTGGGGTGAAGTGTTGGAAGTCTACTTTGCTCGGTTGGATCAACCCGGGGTTCGCGGACGACTCTTCAGCGTCTCGGGAATGTTCCAAGTGATGTGTGTAACAACCCCGATGGCCGCAGTCTGTAGTCCATGAGTTGTCCCGAAATCCGGCAATCGATCTACACGTATGTCGAACAGCCTGCAGTTGTTTGGCGTAGCGATGTAGTTTTGGAACCTCCGGTTCTTCTAGCACCGGAAAACGAGTCGACGGTTTGCCCGAGCAACACGGGCGGATACGACAATCCTTCTGGGATCACGCTGGAGTGGGAAGATCCGGTCGACGCGGATTGGATCATCATTCAAGTCTGTGATAATTCCAGTTTCAACGGTCCTACGCTTCGCTCGGTCAAAGTGCTCGCCGGGGAAGAATCGTATCAGCTTTCACTGATTTCGGAAATCCGACACGGTGAAAGCGTCTATTGGCGGGCGATGGCGTATAGCAATTCGGGCGGTGTTTCCCCGAAGTCGGACGCGTGGCAATTCACTTACGATTGTGGTTCGCCCGGGAAGAAAGGTGGTTCGCCCCCGAGTCCTGCCGGTCGACGCCCGTCGCTGTGTGAACTCTACGAAGTGAAGATGGAAGTCGCCGGTCCCGATGTGATAATGGCGTGCTCTCAGGAGAATTTCAATGCAAACGTTGTGTGGACTTGTGAAGACGGTGACGGTAATGAGATTCTCCGTTTGGATAGCGTTCAGTGGTCCGTTGAAAATGATCCTGCTCACCCTGGACAAATAACGACGCAAGGCCCGACGAACGGGATGGAAGTGATCGTCAATATAGACTGTGAGTTTTCCGGTCTATTCGCGGTTGTCTTCTGTGCGACGTTCACGCACATTCCAACGTCTCAGCAATTCGTGTGTTGCGAACGCAAAAAGTTTCGTGTGCACGAGCGGGACATTCCGCAAAACAAACCGCAATTTCAACTGAACGATCCGACGAAGTTGAAGATATACATGCACCCTGACTACACATCGTTAGGGTCAGGCACGTACATGTATCCTTCGGACGCAAATAAATCAGTGCTTGGTCGCGGTTCGAATGTGGTTGCGAAGGGTCCGGTGATGCTCGTCAGTCAGGACGTTGCACCCGAACAAAAAGCACGTTGTAAAATTCCGACTGGCGATTCTCAGATGGTGGGAATGGAGTCGGTTGTCAACATTCCAGTCCCTTGGGTTTGCGATCACATTAAGAAGGAAGGCAAAGCCGATTCCGGTTTGAAATGCGACGATGAGACCCCCTCGGGTTTGATGGTCGACAACGAAGCCGAGTGCACGTTTGGAATCAATTCGGTGACTGGTCTCAGCATGGTGTTGAAACCGGGGGGTCACCTTGTTGTGGATCTAGTTGGGGATAGTTATGATTTTGGTGTGACTGAGCACGGGCTTGTTGTTCGTGATGATTGCGAAAAGGATTTGTCTTGGTCGATTCGTCAATACGTGGACATTAAGGATTGGGCAATCAGCGGCGGTCTGGTCTTCGACATTTGCAACTATTGCTATGGTTGGTATCCAGGCGAAGAATTGCCTGATCCTGCCGGATGTTCGGATACGATGGTAGTGTCGGGCGGTGACGATGAAGGGATCAATGATAACTACACTAAATCGGGCACTTACAACGGCGAGCCCGCTTGGGTCAACAGTTCTTCGCCTCCGTACCAATATTGGATTTGGTGGGATTCAACTGCGGGCGAATGGCGAGTGAGTCAAAACAAGGGTGATGATTTCGACTATTACGCGGGCGGTGGCGATGCGAATTGCCCGAGTGGTGGCGGAGCGTATACCGGATTCGGAGTACATACCGGAACTATTCTAGTGCAAGAGGGTTAGAATGCACAATGTGTTACTGTCGGCTATACATGAGGAATTCGTAAGGAGTCGAATCTTTCAAGCGGTGACTCCCGAACGCGGTGTTCGGTTCATCAATTTCCTCAAGCACAATTCCGTAGATGACATTCGCGGTGAGTTTGACTGGTGGAATGTTTCCTACGATTCTGAAAAGCAAGTATTCACCTTGCAACTCCAACGGGACGGCAAAGTCGCGGCGTTGCTGACGATGGATTCGAAGGGGATCTGGCGAGGACGTTCGCGGGTGTCGAACGGGACGCTGGTTCTGACTTCAACGGTCAGGGGCGAGCACTGGAAAATTCTCGGGAGTCCGGTCAAATTCTACGCGACGATTGAAGTCGATCCGGATGAGCCAACGTTTCGATACGAGGATCATCTTCCACCGCAGCTTGACTGGTCTGAAGTCGGGTTGAATCTTCGGAAACCTCCGTATTGGAATCACATCCGAGAGTTTCCGAAATCGGACACGGCGATTGCTCTGGTCGGACACGATAGACCCACGTATTTTGAGCGTGTGGTCAAATCGCTCGCGGCGAATAAGGGAGTGATTGAAGGCATCCCGGTTTACGTGTTCCTCGACGCGTGCGATCCTGATGTGATGCGTGAGCAGGAAAACTTGGCGAAGGCGATCCTGCCGGTTGTGCTCGTGGTAAAGCGGCCAGTCAATTTCGGCTGCGGGCGAAACCTGATTGACGCACGTCGACAAGTGTTCGATTTGCTCGGGTATCGTCAAGCGTTCATCTGTGAAGATGATTTGGTGTTGTCGGAAACCTACCTTTCGACGTGCCTCCAATTGTATAGATGGGCGACAGAGACCTACAGCGACGTTGGAGCGGTTCAAGCGTGGAACTTCTGTACGCTTCCCCTCGACGCTAAACGAGAAGCACACAGCCTCGTGAAAGCCACTTGGACGAATTGGTGGGGTTATCTGATGGGGCACGAGACTTGGAGACGGATTCGGGCGTTCCTCTACAAGTTTGAGCGGCTGTTTCTCGGTGGTGTCTATGCTCGTCGCCCGCATCGGTCGGTCAAAAAGTGGTTCCAGCTGAAGTATAGCTCTGAACGAGATCCGATTGGTGTCTCGGATCACTATCCGGTCGACAGCGAATTCTACACCCGTCGCGAGGCATATTTGAACGGTCCTCCCACTGGTCAGGACGCAGCGACTTCGTATGCGATGGATCTGGCGGGGTACGTGCGACTGTGCACGCTAGTCAATCACGGGGAGTACATTGGGCAGCAAGGGATTCACATGAATCCGAAATGGTTCACGCGGGAAGGTTTTGGGAACATCCGCCTGGATGAACTTGGGACGCCTAAGCAATTCGTTCCGCTGAAGGAAGGGCAATCCTTCGAACGTCTCGACTCGGCAATCAAGGGGGGTTTGGAGTTCAAATGATTGACGACATTCGCGTTCCGAAAAATATTTTTCAGAAAGCGTTGTCTGCGATTAGTGCCTTGGTTTCGGGTGAAACCGTTGGTGAAATGCAGATGCGAAAACGCGTTGAGGTTTGTGCTCAATGTGAGTACGTGCGTGAAGCGAACGGCGAAATGCGATGCGGGATCTGCGGATGCAAAATCTCAGGAGATCGTGGAATTTTGAACCTCGCGAAGTTTGTCGAAACTGACTCCTATGGATGCAAACATCCGAACGGTAGTCAGTGGAAAGCGAACGGATGCTGAGAACCGGAGTATGAAATGAAAATTGCGATGATTGGTGAGTCGTTGGGAGTGCCGTCTGGTTTTGGCGTTCAATCTCGGATGATTGCTGAAGGATTGGCAAAACGCAAGCACGAGGTTGTGGTCATCGGAACTCCTTCGGTTCCGTTGAAAGATCCGGTCGACAATCTTACGGAGATCCGTTGCGAACAGATCAATGATTTGGAGGCGGTGGATCGCATCCTGCATAGGATTAAACCAGACGCGGTGATTTGTTTTTACTACATGGGCATGTGCGCACACTGGTCGAAGCTATCATCAGCCCCGCCAAACTGTCCTATGTATTTCTGGATGCCTTGGGAAGCGAGTTCGCCGGAACACGATTTGGATCTGCTACTGAAGACAATTCCGGAAGATCACATCGTGCATCTGACGAAATATGGTCAGCAATTGTGGGAGGGTGTCTTTCAATCGAAAAACATCATTCCGCACGGAGTCGACTTGTCGATCTTCAAACCTCGAAACGTTTCGCAGTCGGCACTTCGGCGGGAGTGGGCGGAGAAACTGCGGTTCCCTCTGTTTGAGGATTCGCTGATCGTGTTGAACGTCGATAGAAACGTGTGGCATAAGCGTTGGGATGCGACGTTTGATTTTATTCGGCGACTGCAGGAAACTGAGAGTCGCACGGTTCAACTGATCGCACACACGCGGATTCACGAAAAGGGTGAGCACGGTCATCCCAAGGGCTACAATCTCCCGAAACTGGAAGCACTCTACGGACTGACGGGCAAGGTCTGCTACACTCATTTTGAGTGGGCGACGGGGTTAGACCGTCAAACGTTGGCGAAGTTGTATCGTGTAGCTGATTTGCGGATCTCCACATCGATGGGTGAAGGGTTCGGCGTTCCCACAATTGAAGCGATGGGGATCGGTCTCCCTCAAATCGTCAACAAGCAAACAACGATGCCGGATATCCTTGGTGAAGACTGTCCATATATGGTCGAGCCCGCATTCACGCAGGAGCAATCTGGTCACCTTTGGCAAGTGCCTGATGTGATGGCGATGGTGGATCGTGCTCGGTATTTGATTGAAGACCCGAAAGTGGTCAAAGCGGAACGCACCAAACATCGACGGCGGGTGCAAAAGTTCGACTCGGAAAAGGTGGTCGACGCTTGGGAAGAACTGCTGAAAAAGGGACGGCGTAGCAATCCTCCGGAACAATGTTGGCGTTTCCACCGTTGGGGCTATGGGGCGAAGCATTTCAATATGGATAAGTTGAAGGCTACGGCGAAGGTTGTCAGCCGACTCGGGCGACTCCCGAAAACGTTGGTCGTCGGGGCATTTGATGGTAGAATGTTGGAGTTCTGCCTAGATGCGGGTTGTGATGTCTTTGGAATCGAATACGATGCAGAAGTCGTCAAAACTGCAGCGGCGATAATTCGCGATTCGATTAAGGTGATTACTGATGCCGATCCTTGGCCGGATGCAGAAGTTGCGGTGGTGACGGACGAATTATATCGGACGAACGACGCGGAAGCACTTCTCGACAAGCTATCTGAATACGAGTGGGTGGTGTTGCGAAATCGGCGGATCTTTTTGTGGGATCGCGATGAGTTGGACGTTGATAGCCTGATGAAATATTTCAGGACGCAAGGGATGACTCGGCGACACGACTTGGAGAAAATGGCTCGCGAGAAAATCGACGATGAGTTCGATCACGAAATCTGGCAGCGTGGCCAGGACACGTCGAAAATTCCACACGCGTTTGCGAAGGCATAGCCATGAGTTGTATTGCTGATGAAACTCTGATGAATGACCTAGTCAACTGGTCGATGACTAGTGCGATGGGCGGGCAATATTCTGGAAGCGTTCAACTGATGAACGCGAGCGGGCAATATGACGAGTCGCTCCACTGGACGCCGTTGAGGATCTACCTTGCAGCGACGGCGGTCGGTTCGGGTGGCGTGGATGTGAGTGGGTTGTGGGGAACAACGCACTGGATCAACGGATTGATTTCGTCAGTCCGCGAGGGTGAAGGATTGTCGGCGGGACAAGTTTCGCTGTCAATCGTTTCTTACTTCACGCGGTTGGGGCGTAAGCCAGTCAATACCGAATTCTTCAACGCGTTGTCTCGGGGTGATTACTTCGCTTCAGGGAATTCGAACAGTAGCTATGCGGAAGGCGGGTATTATCTTCAAGACGGGGGTGGATACGCGAGGGCGGGATCAACGCTCACGGAACTTGCGGGGACGTGGACGATTGAGGACACGGACGGTAAGAAATGGACGCGTGTCGGCTCGGTCACAGGAACGTATACGGCAGCGGGCGGGGGTGCAACTGGTTCGCTGACGGTTGAAGGCACGTTGAACGTCGGCGACATATTGGCGGAGTTAGCCAGCCGTTACGGGACAACTCCACCCTGGCTCTACGATTTCAGCGAACTCGCTTCGGACGATCATCTGATTCGGGGAGTCGTGACGGGTAACAATTTGCTGGCGGAAATGCAAGCCGTCGCGGAAGCGGGCGAGTCTGATCTGTTCGTGCAAGCGGATGGTATTCTCACGGCGGGGTTGTGGAAGGACGCGAGTGATTCGGTCGACTTCGTGATTCCTGCCGAGGCTGTTATCGAAGCGAACATTTCTCACGAACAGGACTTCGGTCCTTCGATCTTGAAAGTCAGCGGGCGGTTTTTCTCCGAATACGAATGTGGCGATCAGCAAATGATCTGCGGGGGCGGGGGTGGTGGCAAGCCTGGGGGATCGGGCAGTGGTCTTCCCGCACGTCGCCCGACGCGTGGCGAGCAGAAAATTTGTGCGAAGGTTGGGATTGCTGAACCCGATGCTCGGGCGAGACTGCAGGGGATCAAGGTTGGTGCTCAATCTGGAAACGTCGATGGAGCAAACTTCGAAATCACTGACGGCGACGGTGATTATGAGTCGGGTGATGAAGCTACGATCACGGTGCGACAAGGCTCGGACGGTGAAATCGAAATGGTTCCGACTACTCAAGGTTTTCTCGCTGCAGGGGATCATTCGGTGACACTCGGGGCACGCGGGCGGGCGAAACCTCCGGAGTCAATCGACGGTCCTGGGGCGAAGAAAAAACTCGGGGCGGAAAAAGCGAAGGCGGTCGAAAAACAACTCAAGGCGATGGTCAAAAAATTGACCAAAGGCAAAAAGGCTGCGGTCGGTGGTGCAGGTGGCGGTGCGGGCGGTGGTGGTAGTGGCACGAGCGGCGGTGGTGCGAACGCTGGAACGTCGGCGGACAAAGCGAATGATGAGAAAGATCCGAATCGCATCGAAATGATCGTCACTGATCCGGACTTGCAGAATGAATTCGGAACGGTAGTGGAGTCGATTGATAACCTCTACATCTCCGACAAAGAAACTCTTTTCGACGTGGCGGTTCATCGGTTCCAAGAATTCAAACGTCAGCGGAAAGTGTGGACGGTGAAATGTACGCACATCGATACGCTTCGACTCAACCAAGTCGTGCAGTTCCGGACGCCTAAGCAAAATACTTTGGTGACGGGTCTGTTGTCTCAGATCGCAGGTGGTTATAATCCTGAACCCACTGCACAAATGACTTTGCTCGTCGAATCCTTTGAAGACATTGGAGCGACCGAATACACGTCGGACAATCTTCTCTTGTGTGGCGAGTTTGAGGGCGTCAACGAAATTGGACAAGGGACGGTTTGGGTTTGCGATGACGATGAGCGGATCTGGGCGGCTGACGGGTACATGGTTGTCGAGGGAGCGGGGATTGTCTATCAGTGGATTAACGTGGATGTCAATGCTACTTACGACGTTGAGGTTTTTGGGTTCAAGCCTGGAGGCGGCGGTGGTGTGGCTACGTTGTCCTTCGGTGGTTCGTCAACGAACTGTCTCAGCAACTCCACGACGAGCATCACGGGAATCACGCCAGCGTCGTCGCCCGCTCAATTCAAACTCGACGTTACTTCGGGGCAGTGGGAATTCAAAAAGCCACGACTTGTCAAACACATCACTGCTTAATGTCCCCGGGGACACTGGAGCGAACGATGTCTAATCCGTCAGCAACGGTTAAGGAAATGTTGGCACGTGCGGAAGCACGTAAAAAACGCGTTGCGGATGACGTTCTTCAGGATGCGAAACCAAAGCGACGGTGGAAACCGAAAACGCCGAAGCAGCGGGTTTGGGATTACTTCATCAGTGAGTTTCGCGATAGATGGCCGATGTCGTTCGCGTCAACGGAGCGGTCAATGCCTGGGGGTGAGGACGCGGGCAATCAACGAACGTACGCGGCGGAATATCGGCGAGTGAATGCGATCTTGAAATTCTGCAACGCTGACGAAGGTCTGGCCAAGCGTATGGTAGCTTTCGTTTTCGATAATTGGGATAAATTCAGCACGACGGATCGCGACGTGCCAACGTTCAATCTAGTAGGCACCGTGGGGTTTCTTCAGGTGGTACGAACTCGGATGCTGAATGGGTTTCCGAAGAAACGTGAAGATGAACGGATGCTGACGCGGTGCGATGAAGAGGCGATGGACGCGGAAACGTCTGAGTGGTAATGGACGAGAAGATTTTAGAACGTATGCGACTCCCGCGAAATCATTGGGGGTCGAGACTTGCCGAGATTCCGGATGCGTGCGAACACAAGGAAAAATTTCAACGTTACGTTGAAGACATTTCTGAGCACGTGCGGGACGGTCGGGGGTTGCTACTGCTTGGCAAGTATTCTACGGGCAAGTCCGCATGTGCAGCAATCTGTTTGAAGGCTGCGGCGGTTGCTGGTCACCTTGGGTTGTGGATCAATGCCCGCGAGATTCTATCACACAAAATACAAAAGACTCCATTCGATGAAGAATTCACACTGTATGAGCGTGTGCTGGTTGTTCCGGTTCTGGTCGTCGATGAAGTGACGGTTGCATCGACGGCGACACAAGTTGAGGCTGAAATTGAAAACGTTGTTCGCTCTCGGTTGGAGGATCGGCGGGCGACGATTGTCACGACTAACGAGATCAAGACAACGTTTACAAAACGGATGCCTGGATTGGCAGCAGCGATGAAGGAATGTATGTTTCCGCTGAAATGTGGTGGACATGACTTTCGGGAGGAACGGAAGGCTACGTGGGAGCTCTAGGAAAACGATTGATTGCGGCGTTGCTGCATGAGAAAGATTCTGCGGAACTCACCCGTGCGGGTGTGGGCGAGCACAATCTTTTTGATGACGCGAAGACTGCTTACAATTGGGCGATTTCATTTCACGACGCAGAAGGATTTTGGCCGACTGCCGAAATGCTTCACGAGAATACAGGAATCGAACTGCCCGATTCTCCTGAGCCGCTGTCTTATCTCGCGGATCTTGTTCGTAAGCGAACACTCGGCAAAGCAATCGAAACTCGGATGAAGGATGCGATTGCGGAACTGGAAGGCCGAGATCCTGATGAAGCCCTCCGGTTGCTGAACGAAACTGCGTCGGCGTTGCGTCCGTTGAGTGTTCGGTCGAAGGTGACGAAATTCGTTGAAGACGCTTCGAAACGTGTCGGCGATTATCTTGAGGAAAAGAAACTCGGCGTTCGTGGAATGCCTACACCTTGGAAGTCGCTGGATCACGTTATTCAGGGCTGGATTGACGGAACGCTGAACGTCTTCACAGCGATGCAGAACACTGGAAAAACTTGGGCGATCTGTGTCTGTGCGGATAACTCACTTGAGCAGAATCAACGCGTGCTCTTAGTGACGATGGAAATGGCAGCGGCTCGGATTCATCGACGCTTGGATGCGATCCACTACAGGATGCCTTGGAAGGATCTGCGTGATTGGGAACTCGATGTCGGAACGGTCGAACGTTGGGAACGTGAAGCATCGAAAATGGACTTCAGCGGAGACATTCTCATCGCCGATAAAAAACTTGTGCGGCGTGTGTCGGATGTCACGGCGTTAGTCAACGAACACAAGCCCGATATCGTCTATATCGATGGCGGGTATCGATTCGAAGGGAATCAGGCGGGGAGTTCGGGCAAATGGGAAAACACGGTCGACATTGTCACGGATCTGCAACTAGCTGCGGAAGTGACTGAAATTCCTTGGGTGGTGTCGACTCAACACGGGGACGCACAAACGACAGGGAAAGACCCGAAGCGTGGACCGAAAATGCGGGCGTGGAATGTTCGCTACGGTAAGGAATGGACGATCAACCCCGACAATGTGATAGGGCTGTTTGCCAACGAGGACATGCGGCTGATGCAGCAACTTGAGATCTCGTTTCTGAAGATTCGGGATGGTGCGGGCGAAACGTTTGGATCGGAATTTCGAATCAATTGGAATATGAAGAAAATGGACTTCTCGGAGATCGTCGTCACCGAGGACGACGGTGCTCCCGGGGACACTGACGAGGGTGCGGCTCACAAGGTGGATTTCTGATGTCTGACACACCCCCAACGGAGGGGAAAAAGCCCTCTGATACGATCCTGGCGATGCTCCGCGAGACGGATTCGGGCGAGTCGGTCGTCACATTGGCCGAAAATAGTACGAAACGTGTCTCCTGCGTCCGTTTCAGCGATCCTCGGGTGCGTTCGGCATTCTATGCACTGTACGAGGCAGGCCCGGGAAAGGGCTTTCTGATGGGTTCTACGTGGTACTCTGCAGCTTACGCAAAATACCTATACGACTACCTTCGCGAGATCTACGATGGAGTGGACCGAACTCAAGCTGATTCTGAACCAGATCGGGGTGAACACGGAGCATCTGTATCCGAACGGTGACCACGTTCAGATCCCTTGCCCACTTGCCCCGTGGTTCCACAAAAAGCGAACGGATCACCACCCGTCGCTGTCGATCAAGTTCGGCGAGCCTCCAACGCTCTGGAAATGTTTCTCGTGCGGCGAGGGCGGCAAGCTGTGGTCGCTGGTCGATTCTGTTGCTACTCTCGGCGAACGTTCGGACCTTAACGCGTTAGCCGATAATCTGACGGTTAGCGATGAGCCATCGTTGGGAACTCGGCTCGCGTCGGCGATGTCTGGAATCGATTCGTGGAGTCTTCCAACGGTCAAAACTCAAGTGCGTGTTTTGCAGCCAACGGTGCTCGATAACTTTCGGTTTATTCGGCCAGGATCGGACCCACATCGGTACGTTGTCGACCGAGTGCCTGAGTCACGGATTGACGAGTTCCAACTGAAGTATGATCTGCACAAAGATAGGGTTGTGTTTCCGATCTTCAACCAAGCACATCAACTGCTCGGGGCGGTCGGTCGAACGTTGGCCAGTGACCCGCGAAAATATTACAACTACTTCGGTGTCGAAACGGGCAAGTGTTTGGGCGGAGCCGACAAATTTACTGATCGTCCCAGACTGTTCATCGTTGAGGGATATTTTGACTTGTTGCGTTGTTGGGAGTGGGCGGCTGAACGTGACGCGGATGTGGCGTGCACGTTCAAAGCGGAGATCTCTCCGGAGCAAGCGGAACTGATCTTGGGTCTCGACAAAACAGTCTCGGTTTGGTATGATAATGACGTTGCTGGAAATCGTGGTTGGGATAAGGCTGAGAAAACAATTGGAAAATATTTGATCGGTCTGAAACGAGCACGACTTCCGGAAGACAAAGATGTGGGTGCATTAAGCGAACGGCATTTCAAGCACCTAGTTGACTCTCTTTATGGAGAATTGTAATGAGCGACGAGCGACCCGATTGGCTGATCGGAACTGGGATCGATGACGCGGACATGTCAGGCGATCCAATTCCCGGGGGTGGAGCCTTCCAACGTCTCTGGATTCCTCGCGGCGAATCCAAGAAAATCATCTTCGTCACTGGGGGCGGTGAAGCCCCAATTCTTTGGGAACATCAATTCAACGTTGGCGGTTCGTGGCAGAACTGGGTGACGTGCGTTGAGCCCTTCGGAATGCCTTGCCAACTCTGTCGGTGGGCGGATGCGACAAGCAAGTTCCGGCGTTACAAGGGTGCGTTCTTCACGGTCATCGACTGCACCGAATTCAAAGACAAATCCGGTAAGGTTCGGAAGAACGAAAAACGGATTCTGTGTGCGAAGAAAAAGACGACCGAAATTCTCAAACGGAAACGTCTCGCCCGGGTGGAGGAAGGGCAGGGGTTGAAGGGGGCGATGTTCAACGTTTATCGAACGAACGACGAACAATCGCCGAGCGTCGGAGACGACTACGAGTTCATCAAAATGGTGGACTTGAGTGACCTTCCGGTGGATACCGAACCTCACGATTTCAGCACGATGCTGAAGCCTGATCCCGACAAGGTTGCTGCTGCTGTGCAAAGGCTTGCACGTGAGAGCGGCGGCAAATTTCCTTGGGAGTCGGGTGAAGGGGCGACGACGGCGGAGGGAACGGATGCCTCCGTCGATTTTTGATCGGCTGTAGCCAGGGATAGCACTTGGGTTCGGTTTGTGGTGAGCCTGTTTCCCCCAAGTGCTATCCCGATTTTTATCGGATGGTGGAATGAAGACGATGGGCGTCGATACATTCATCGAAATGGCCGAAGAACACGGTGCGTTTGCGTTTGACGTGGAGCACCTTGATACTATCCAATTCAATGCGGATGGTTTCAAACTCATAGGCTGCGGATTCGCGACTGAAGGGGCGGAATTCTTTGCGGATACGGACGCGGATATCGAGCGTATCTGCAAAGCTCTTTTCTACAATCACAACATTCACGCGGTTGCACACAACGCGAAGTATGATATCAAGTGCCTACGTGCGGCGAAACTTATCACGCGATATCCAGTCAGCTTGCGGTGCACAATGGTCGCGGCGAACCTGTTGGATGACAATAAGCATCCGAATCAACTAGGTTTGAAGCCGCTAGTCTACGACACGTTTGGTCATCGGATGATGACTTACAAGGAAGCTATCGAACACGGTCCTCGGTCGAAGGAATTTTACGAGTATGGGTTGGATGACGTTCGTTGGACGTTGAAGCTGTGGCATAAGTATCATCCGGAACTTGAAAAGCAAAATCTTTGGAACTTGTTCTCTAAGATTGTGATGCCCGCATTGAACGCGTTCTCGGATATGGAGATAGTGGGTGTCGGTTGGGATCTCTCGGGTGCTCGCGGATTGCTGACGGGGTTCCAGAAACTTCGCGATGATATGGAAGATGCAGTGTTGTCGGAGATCGGCGACTTGAATCTCGGCTCGGGGGATCAACTGGCGAAGCGACTGTTTGACGAGTTGGGATATTCGACACGGGGTATTCCGATGACGGACAGCGGCAAGCGGTTGTCGGTCGACGCGAAGGCGATGGATACGTTGGCGAAACGCTATCCGGTTTGTCACAAAATCAAGACGTTTCGCACAGCGTCGAAAATGATAAGCACTTACATTGAACCTCTCACGCGGATGTGTCTTGAAGACCCGAAGCGGCGAGTGCATCCAACGTTCTGGGTGGTCTCTTCGACAGGGCGAACCCGCTGCACGAATCCGAACTTCCAAAACATTCCAGCGTATCTGGCGAAGGAATTCAAGCATCTGAATATTCGGCGGAACGTGATACCGGCAGACGGTCGACGTTTCATTGTCGCGGACTTGTCGCAGATCGAACTCCGGTTGTGTGCACACTTCACCCAAGACGCGGCGTTTATGCGTGCCTATCGCGGATGGCAGTGCACGGCGTGCGGAGCGGCGGGGGATTCAACGGTGATTCTGCACACGTGCCCCGAATGTGGTGCGGACGAAAACGAGAAAATTCTGAATACTTGTCCGAAGTGTGGGGCGAAGCACGTTCATGTAGATAAGAAGGCTGGAACGTGTGCAGTTTGTCGTGGGGATTCTTCGTACGATCTTGCGAAGATCCGAGCGTTCTGGCATGGTCTCGACATTCACACCGAAACAACTGAAAGCATCGCGGCGTTGCACGGTGACCGGCAGAACGGTAAGCGTGCGAACTTCGCACTGATCTACAATGCCACCGCGAGGAAGATGCATGACGAATATCCGGACTTGTCGGTCGATGAGTGGCAGGATGTCATCACGCAATTCTTCGAACACTATCGCGGAGTCCAACGTTGGCACATGCAGATGCAGCGTCAACTCTACGATACCGGAGTTTGCACTGACATTTTCGGACGACGGCGACGGATCACGGCGAACGAATTACGCAAGTCACCGAAGCACGCGTTGAATCAATTCGTCAATTTTCCGATCCAGGCGAGTGCGTGCAATCTCATCATGCTGGCAATCGTGAAACTGCGTGAGTTGTTCATCGATAAAGGATGGTGGGAGCGTCGGGTTTGGCTGACGAACTTCGTTCACGACGAGATCATTTTGGAAGTGCCGGATAAGGATTCGGTAATCGCGGATGTGATTGACGACGTGCAAGCGGTGACGGAGCACGTCGTTCAATTGCGAGTACCTCTGCGAATGGATTTCGACATTGCAGACAACTGGGGAATCAAAGGATGAATCGATGCCCAGCACTGGTCCCTGGAGCGGCTTTTGGCATCCATCCCCGTGAAGGGGGCCAGTGCCTTTTGTAACATGACGCACGAACTAAAACTAGACCGACTATTGTGGATTCCGGAAGCTGCGGCGGATGTAGAAAAGCTGAAGTCGGAACTGACGATTCATACCGAAACCTACCGAGGGGCGTCGGCGACACTGGAACTCTATGAGCATCCCGGTGAAGTCATTGGCGTTCCTCGCATGTGGGGTTTGGATCAGTTCAAGAATGATCCGACTGTTCACGTGGTGGATAATACTTCGTATCCACACATCGAGTGGCCGGAACCGAAGTGCGATTGGCGTAAGGGTCAACTCCCTGCGGTGACTGAACTCGTAGCGTCGTTCAATCCAATAGACAACGTTTATGGTGCTCGACTTGAAGCGGCGTGCGGATTCGGCAAAACGTTGGTTGGTTTGGCAGTAGCATCGTTGCTGCACACTCCGACTTTGATCCTCGTTCACAAGGAAGACTTGGCGGGACAATGGCACAAGACTGCCGAGGATCTGATCCCGGGTGCACGGGGCGGACACGTCCAAGCAAATAAATGGCGATATCAGGATTGTCATTTCGTTACAGCGATGGCACAAACGTTGTATTCGCGAAGGCTGGAGCTACCGTTGGATTTCGCTCGACACTTCGGTTTGGTCATCTACGATGAGGGTCATCGATATCCAGCAAAAACGTTTGAACGCGTGATGCGAATTCCCGAGGCACGCTATCGGTTGGCGGTGTCGGCGACGTGGAGACGTAAGGACGGGTGCGAGTGCATCTGGCACTGGCACGTTGGCGACATTCAACACCGAGCGAATGCGGAAACGCTCTCAGGTGAATACGTTCAAGTGTTGTGGAAGACCAACGTTCGTGATTCGATGTTTCGTTTCGGGCGGAAGATCAACACGGCGAGATATATCAATTCGATTTCAAAGAACGCGAAATTTAACGCGTGGCTCGCGGAGCAAGCGGTCGCGGGCGTGAAGGCTGGTCGTCGCGTGCTCTTGGTATCTGATCGGCTCGACCAATTGGAGTGGATTCGTGCACGAATTCTGAAGGATGGCGAGTCGCTGACGATTGGACGATACACGGGTAAAATTCCGAACGGTAAAAAGGGACGGCGACCAACGGAAACTGAACTCAAGGAAGCGGCGTCGTGCGATCTGATCTTGGCGACGTATGGAATGATGGCGGAGGGAACAGACATTCCGGAACTCGATACGCTGATCTTCGGAACACCCCGGGCGGACGTTCAGCAAGTGGTTGGTCGGATTCAACGTCCGGTTGACAAGAAGCGATTGCTGATCGTCGATCCCGTCTTCTCGACTCCGTATAATCAGAACCTTGCGACGAAACGGGAAAAGACCTATCAAAAACTTGATTTTGTACCTCAAATTAAGGAGCGACGGAAATGAGTGAGAGCAGTGATGTCGGTTCGAAAATCTCAACGGATGCTTTGACTTCTGCGAAGTCTGAGCGTCGAATGTTGACGGTCACGAAAATGTACCACCGTAGCGGCGTGCTCGACCGCGAGGAAAGCGACGACGAACCTCTTGAGGTTGAAGTCCCCGCTGCGGATGTTCCTCTCGCGTCGGTAGGGTTCGGCGTGCGGATGACGGTGAACATGGGAAACTACGAGACGGTTCAGGTTGGAGTCAATGCCCAACTGCCGTGCTACGTGGAAGAAATGGATGACGCACTAACGACGGCGAAGAATTTCGTGGACGTGCGTTTGAACAAGGAAGTGAAGGCACTGCGGGACTACCGAAAGGAACGGGACGCATCGTGAGCGATTCTGACGAAACGACATTGGATCGCGTGAAGTCGTGGATGGATGCGATCAACAAAACGTACAAGGGTGAAGTCGTTGAAGTCGGCGGGAATTTCGGTGCGTTGAGTTTGCACCGATTTTCCAGCGGGGTTATCGACTTGGATTGTGCTCTTGGTGGAGGTTGGCCGTTTGGACGGACGATGGTCATCGCGGGCGACGAGTCGACGGGGAAAACGCTGAAGGTTCTGAAGGCGTTCGAACAAATCGAAAACTACGATCACAAGACGCGGCTCCACAGGTCGCTGGTCGATCCGGAAAAGTTCGAACCTGGGAAGGGTCTCTTCATCGACTTGGAGGGTGCGTTCGATATTGATTGGGCGATCCGAAACGGATTCAATCCGGATAGCCACATAGTCGCCCGTCCCGAATATGCGGAGCAAGCGGTCGATATCGTCACTGCGGCTATTCGCGAGAACGTCTTCGATCTGATCGCAATTGATTCCATTGCCCAAATGACCCCCGCGAAAGAGATCGAACAGTCCTCTGAAGATACGCTAGTTGGTGCAGCCGCGAGGTTGCTCAATCGGGCGATGCGTACGTGGACGGCGAGCCTCAACCGTATGAGCCAGGAATCTTCCACGGGCGGTCCAGCGATTATTTGTCTGAATCAATTCCGTATCAATATCGGGCAGATGTTTGGCGATCCTCGCACACTCCCGGGCGGACGTGCACAGCGATTCGCGGCGTCGATTATCGTCTACACGAAATCGGCGAAAATCAGCGACGATACGGACAAAGAAACAGCCATCGGCGAATACGGCGGGGTGGTGCATAAGAATAAGACTTACATCCCCCGATTGAACTTCGCCTATCGTATGGCGTTGAAGGAAACGGACGGATGGCCAGCGTGCCAAGTCGACAATCTTTCGCGGATGCTGAAAGCTGGAAAACGTTACGGGCTGATCGTCACTGAAAAGGGCAAGACCCTGTTTGGCGATCTGAAATTTCCCACTCAAAAAGCACTGATGGAACAAGTCGCCAAGGATGCCGAACTGTATCGACTCTTGTGGTTGGCGATCTGCGAAGCTGCTGCAGCCAAACGAAGATGACGAAAGAATTTCGATTCGCTGATCGGGAACCCAAAAAGCCGGGAACCCAAACACCACTTGGCTCGCAAAAACACAAGTCTGTGAAAGCTCGGACGCTGCAGACGGAGCGTGACGCTGCGGACACGCTTGGTGGTGTCGCTCAACCGGCGAGCGGTGCTATGGAAGCCCACAAGGGCGATATTCGCTTGGATGATATTCTTTTGGATTCGAAGGAAACCGAAGGGCAAGTCATCAACGTAACCAAACGGGATCTCGTGAAAATCTGTCGGGAAGCGTTTGAGATCGGCAAGCACCCGGGAATCGTTGTCAAAATGAACGGGGTAGCAACTACTGTCCCGAAGACCTGGGTCATGCTGCCGATTACGGTCATTGCTTACATGCTGGAACGTGGACAAGGCGAGGGCTTATCCGATGTCGATTCTGGATGGGATGAGGGAACTTGACGCCGAGCGGAAACGTGATGTCGAAATCGACTCACCCGCGAAGTATTGTCACCTTGAAAAAGCAATCAAGGTTTGGCTGAACTCACGTCCCCCACGTGAGCCGGGAACGGACTGGCTTAGGGCGTCCGGTCTTCATTCGCTGTGTCCTCGGCAGTTCGTGTTGAATTATTGGCATCCTCGCCCACACGTGCAGTTTGATTGGGCGAGCATCCTACGGATGAACATCGGATCGTATCTGCATTATTTCATGCAGAATCAAGTGCTAGGGCCGATGGGCGTTCTCTACGGGACATGGTGGAACAAAAAGACTGGGGTGAGGGTTGGCGGATTTCACCCTGAGCCCGAAGTCGATTGGGATACGACGGAAATCACCTGGGAATTTCAAGAGGAAACGGTTCGCGACGAACACCTTCGAATTGAAGGGCACTTGGACGGAATGGTCAGCGTGGAGCGGATAGCGTACCTCTACGAAATGGGCGATCTGCACAAACGCGATCCAGAGGAATGCATGAGGCGAATGTGGTCGATGTCGGCGGGGACACTCGTCCCGTTCGAACTGAAGACCGTGAGCAATTACGGCTACACTCTCTTGGAAGGCCCGAAGGATATCGCGGGCTATTACAAAATGCAATCGTGCATCTACCAGAAACTCAAGGGCGAAAAACGGATGGTGTTCCTCTTCATCAACCGAGACACGGTCGCCAGCAAAACGATGCTCTACAACTATGAGCCTGGGTGGTGGCGTGATGCGAAACGAAAAGCACAAATCGTTTGGGAAGCAATTCGTGATGAGACGCTTCCGGAAAACGGAATGAAGTGTCATACACCTACAGACAAGCGTGCGAAGAACTGCCTGTTCCACCACCCGTGTTGGCTGGCGGAACCGAGCGACTTTCGAACGTACGTTGAGGAAGGAAAAATTCGTGCTGACGAATCTGGTCGCAAGCTGCTTGATTTGTCGAAGTGGAGTGGTCGGGTTGACTTGATTGAAGTCCTGTAGTATTCTCAGGTTATGAATACTACAGTACATAACAAACGTGTCTCGGATGATGACATTCGCAAGGCTTACAGACTGGCACCGACTTTGCGTGTTGGTGCTCAACTCGTAGGATTATGTCCGCAATCATTCCACGAACGGGTGAAGCGATTGATTCCGCAGGATGAGCAACGGAACACCAATTGGACTGCTGCGGAAATTCAGCGACTTCGCGACTACTACACAAATACGGATTCGAAACGATTCAGCATCAAAACGATAGCGAAACGTTTGCAGCGTCCGTATTCGGGCGTAGCTCTCATGGCTTCGCGACTCGGGTTGACTCAACAGAATCGACCAATGAGCGATGAGCATCATCGGAAAGTCACCGAAGCCAATCACGAACGCTGTGGATCGTCCCCATTTTCACAGACCAAAAAAGGGCGGCGATCCGATCTTGGCGATGCGTTTTTCCGTAGTGCCTGGGAGGCAAACTACGCTCGATACCTTAACCTCATGGTCGAGGAAGGACTTATTTGGAAGTGGGAATACGAACCGGAAACGTACTGGTTCCATAAGATCAAGCGGGGAACGCGATCCTATCTTCCCGATTTCAAAGTTTGGCCGATTCCCAACGCAGAGGGGATTTTCTATCTCGTCGAAGTTAAGGGTTACATGGACCCTGTTTCAAAAACAAAGCTCAAGCGAATGCGGCGATACTACCCGCACATCACGCTTTTACTTTTGGAACGAAAAGTTTATAGGCGAATGTCGAAAATCTACGGTGAACTCATTCCAAATTGGGAGTTCGCCAAGTCCGAAAAGAAATGACTTTTGGATTCT